GGGTTTCTATCGTAAATACTGGCGGGGCATCAGCAACATCCATAGATTTAACAACCGCAACAAATGGAAGGCAATACATGATTAAAAATCTTGCAACGGGAACAGTAATTAGCACGGCATCAAATGTTATTCCTTATACAGGCGGTTCAGCGGGAACGGCTATTTTATCGGCTGGGAATGTTACCCCTCAATGGGTCACCTTAGTCGCAGATGGTACTAATTGGCATATAATGCAAAGAAATAACTAAAAAACATAAACATGAAACAACTCCTTTTCCTCCTCCTTTTCCCTTGCCTTGCCATGGCACAGTACACGGGCAACGGTAACCAAAAGATAAGCCTTGGAGAACAAACGACGGCAGACGGGCTCGTTTTCCGAGGCGTGGCATCCATTGACACAGTCACGGCAACAAGTAAAATTACAAGGGCAAACAAACAAGATACAAGTGCTTTTCTTTTGCTTGATACAGTTACAAATTTGTTATGGCATTATAAGACTGGGAGCAATGGATGGATACAAGCAGGTGGCTCAACACTTGACACGGCAACAATGCTATTACCTTATTACAGAAATGGTCGGGCACTTGGTACACCTTTAAGCGGAACATTGACCAATGCAACAGGACTGCCATTGACATCGGGAGTCACGGGAACATTGCCTGTGGCAAATGGGGGAACAAATAGAACAACGATGCCAGCTGGTTATATTTTACATGGTGATGGGACAAGTGTTGATACGGCAGTAGGATTATTTTGGGATAGAAGTCTTAGATATTTAGGTGTAGGTACTACAAGTCCAGCACTTGATATAACTATAAACTCATCATCAACTGCTCCAGCAATGGCATTTACTCAGAGTTTTACAAACACAAGCGCACAAAGAGGAGGTTTTTTTTGGCTTAATAATAATAATAGTACGGTTGCGGCTATTATTGGACAAGCTGTAACCGATAATGTTGGAACTGATTTAGAATTTTACACAAGACCAGTAGGTGGTTCAAATACAAAAAATATGGTTATATTAAATAACGGCAACGTCGGCATTGGTACGGCAAGTCCCACAGAAAAACTCCACGTTGTCGGCAACGGCTTGTTTACGGGGAATGTTACGGCAACAAGGTTTAATCCAACGGCAAACACGGCAACGGGTACAGGGATGTATTTACCAGCTGCAAGTACTTTAGGATTATCAACAAATGATTTACAAAGAATGCACATTACATCAGCTGGGGATGTTGGATTTGGCATAATACCTTATGCTGGTTATAATTTTCAAGTTAGCACAAATAGTGGTTCTGGGAATGAGGTTATTTTTGTGGTAAATAATAGTGGTGTAACTCCAAGTTCTTCAACAACTGCAAGATTTGATTTTGGTGTATTTTCAGACGCAAGTAATTATGTAGCAACAAATACAGTGCTTGGTCAAACAAATTTTATAGGTCAAGCAAATGACGCCAGATATGTTGCTGGTAAAATAGATTTAATTGTGACTAATGCTGGAAATGTTGGGCGAGCGGCTGGTCACTCTGGCATTATGCGTTTTTACACTAAACCAACAAATGCTAATGGAGTATCTGAAAGAATGAGAATAAATGAGGTTGGTGAAGTAGGTATAGGTTATGGCGCAACAGACAATGGAGCATATCCTTTACAAGTTAATGGACAAATATTTGCAACAAATGCAACCATTGCAACATCTGATGAAAAGTTTAAAGAAAATATTACACCTTTAAATAAAGGATTAGAAATTGTTAATAAATTAAAACCAGTTACTTTTAATTTTATATGTGATACTGAAAATAATTTTAGCCAATACGAAGAAGTAGGTTTTATTGCGCAAGATGTTGACAGGGCTTTATCAACAGAAACCTTTTCAAAATCCATAGTAAAAAGTGCTGATGATAGCGAACCAACCTCAACAATGGGGTTGGCAACACAAAATTTAATACCTATTTTAGTTAAAGCCATACAAGAACAAAACGCTTTAATCAAAGCCCTCGAACAAAGAATTTTAATCCTTGAAAACAAATAACATGAAAAACATACTTTTCTTCCTCCTCCTTCCTTACCTTGCCCTTTCGCAAGACGTTGTAAGCGACACAGTTTACATTCAAAAGCAAGGAGCGATTTATTACATTGTTACCATGACCACGTTTAGCGATAGCACGGTGACAGGGAACAAACAAATACTTGGCGATAGCTTAACGGCTATTAACGCACTTGTTACAGATGCTGAAAGGCAAAGCAACACAATTGCCATTCACGCAAAGCCATTGATTTTAAAAGGCAAAGCGGTGAAGCGTATTAATTACTACAATAATTTGCACCTGCAAATAAGTGGTAAGCCTGTGTACACGTCAACGGCACTAAGGGATTCAACTGCTTTCATTGGCGATTGGACATTAGTATTTAATGGTGAAAATATTTTAGGTGAAATTCAGATAAACAATGCCAACAGATTTATTTTTAATCCAGACAACGGCAAGGTATACACGATTTCAACCAATCTTTTACTTAGCACCTTTACTAACCAAGTTAGCTTTGCCTTCAACGGTGTGCGCTACGATTTGTACAAGTTTGCTAATGGCAAGTTTGCAAGCGTAGATGGTGATGTGCGGCTAATAAAAAAGGAATAACATGAAGTCAATAATTTTAAACCTACTTAAACAAGGATACGATTTCTTTGCCGTGGCATTGACAACAGGCTTTATCTTTTCCTTTTTCTTTCCGATTAAACATTTCCTTCTATTCACAATTGCAGTTGTCATAGCCGACACAATCACGGGAATCAAGGCATCAAAGAAAGAGGGAAAGGCTATCACGAGCAAAGGACTGTACAGAACAACGGAAAAGATAGTGGTATATTTTACATCTATCCTTATTTTTCACGGTGCGCAGTTGACCTTTGCAATACCAGTACCAATCGTTTACCTTGTCAGCTCGGTCATCGCTGGGACAGAGTTGTTCAGCGTGGCGGAGAATGTCAAGCGAATAACAGGAGTAAATCTTGGCACGGTAATAATTAGATTTTTCAGACGTTAAAACAAATAATCATGCAGACTAATTTAAAAGAAGCATTAAAAAATGCAGATGGGATAAAGTCACCGCTTGGCGATGTGGCTTGTTATTCAATGAATTTTGCGGAACTTGCTGGTGAAATCAATGTTCATCTTGAAGGCAATAAGGTTAAATTTACTTGGCGCGAATATGTGCAACTTGCCCAAATCATTTGGGACAAGGTGAAAGAAACCAGCCGTGAATGTGCTGGAAAGGAGATAGAAGTAAAATTGCCAAGTCGTTTAGGTTTGATTTCCGCAGCCTTTGCCCTTATCGGCTTTAAGTTATAGGCGCAGCAGAGTAACGCTACCTTATGCGACTGTCAGGGCGATGCATTGATTTGCGTCGCCCTTAAAAATATAAAAATATGAAAGCAAATAAATTTTGCGTTTTCCTTGACGCGGGACATGGCGGCGTTGACCCAAAGGTAAAACTGCCAAACGGTTACACAACCTACCCTTCAAAATGTTCTCAGCATAACAACGGGGTTTTCCATTCATACGGCTGGTTCTTTGAGGGCGTGTTTAATCGTGCCGTTACCGAATTAATTGGGCAGTATTTAAACGACTGGGGCTTTTCAACTATAAAAGTTTACGATTCCGTGACCGATGTGTCCCTTGGCAAAAGGGTTGCTAAGGCTAACTTTGCGGCAAAGACGTTTGAGGCTTCGTTGTACCTGAGCATTCACGGAAACGCGGCGGCAAGTAAAGAAGCGCGGGGTTGGGAAGTCTTTACCTCAGTCGGGCAAACGCGGTCAGATATTTACGCTGAGTTTCTTTACAAAGAAGTCAAAGAGGCTTTTCCTAAATGGATATTCCGTAGCGACTTATTAGACGGTGACCATGACAAAGAGGAACGGTTTTACGTTTTAACCCAAACGGATATGCCAGCGGTTTTATCTGAAAACGGATTCTTTACAAATTATCATGACGCACGCATGATGTTTGACCCGACGTTTCAAAATACGTTGGCTTTGTCTCATGCTCGGGCGGTTGTTGATTACGCAAAGACGCAAGGGGTAATATTTTAAAATGGAAAGGGTTGACGCCAATGCCAACCCTCTAATTTCACCACTTTTAACTAAGTAACATAAACAAACGTAATCGATGATTTAGTTTATAATTTGATTTATAATCTTCAATGATAAATTGGTGACCGCGTCCCCGTCGGTGCTTCGGTACAACCTATAAGCAATCGTCAACATTCGCCCTTTGTCCATTGTTTCAATCGGCGGCTTTGCGTTGGGAAGGATTGGCTCAAGATAAAATTTTAAAACTGCTATTTTGCTATTTAATCCGTCAACATATCTAATCGGTTTCGGGTAGGTTTTAGCAATCATTTCAATTTCACGCCATGTGCTTTCCTCGATACCGTCAATTAATTCGTTACTTTTTTTCATGCTTGATATAATTTTTTGCCATAAGCGCAAGAAAAAATGCGTCGATTTCGTCTTGGCTTATTTTGGCTGGTTTAAAATGTGGTTCAAATTTGTAGCCTTCGCGCTCAAAGATTTTTAAAAACATTTCTTTGCTCCATTTTTTACCCTTTGCCTCAGGGGAAATATTGTAAGCTTCGCATCCATTATCCTTTATCCATTCATAAGCTATTTTTGATGCTCCTTGGTTCATGCCAACGTTGCGGCTCATTCGGGAAAGAATTGCGCGGTTAATCGAATTATTAAAGGTCACATTCTGAAGGCTTGAATCTTCGACAAGAACAACTGGTTTAAGTAAATTCCAACGAACAGAATCATTTAAAAAATCTACAAACCTTTTATACTTTTTAAATACAACTGTTTTGTCATACTCAATAAAACAAGCCGCCATGCCGTTTAATCTTATTGCTGGGTCAACGCCTATTAATGTCCTCATAAAGTAATCGTTTGAAACGAAGTTACATAAGGTTTAAAATCTTTTGGCACTTCTTCCTTGATTATTTTTACAGTTGGCTTTCTCTTGCGGCGTTTGATAACCTTTGGCTCAGTCAAGCCGTAAGCCTCAACCCCTTTGTTAACAAAGTTTATTTCCAAAAGGTAGCCAAAGCAAACAATTGTTCCTACGAAAAAAAACATGGTAATAAATTCGCTGCCAGAATATTTGTCTTGCAAACCAAAGAACAATTCTATCAAAGCGATTACCGTTGCGCCTAAGGCTATTTTAGGCGGGTAAGGGCTTCTACCTTTGGTCGGGTTGAGAAAGTCCATGAAAACGACCGCAAAGCGCCCTAATTGCAAAATACTGGTAGCTGCAAGTGCAACCCAAAAATTAATCGGTAAAAATATGGCGGTCAAGTAGGCATTGACGCCGTAGGTAAGGATAATGGTTAAAAGCATGATTGTAGGGATATTATCCGCAATGCTTTCAAATGTCCATTTAAATTGAATGTTGGTGAAATTCTTTTCCATTTTGTTTGTTTTTAAAGTGGTGAAAAATACGTTTTGTTCCTTTTGGTTCGTAAATTTATAAATAAATATTAAGACCAAAAAATATTTACACATTTATTTTAAAAAAAAGATTAAAAAACATTTGTTTCTCTTTTCAACGGGAAGTTGTCCCGTTTGATTTGCCAGTACTCAGCCATGAGCGAAGCACGAAACTTGTAATCCTTGTCCGTGTGATAACCTGACTTGTAAACGCATTTACAAATGGATTCGTACAACTTGATTCCCTTTATCTTGTAATTTGCCTTTTTGCAATCGGCGTATCTTCCTGAGTTTAAAACGCCCGCCCAAAGCTTCATGCCTTCTTCCGTGCTGGATGCCTTCATAAACTTTGCCTTAATGTACTTATCCCTTCCTCGGATAACCTCGCGTGTCCTGTATGTGACATATTTACCATTTTTCAATGCCTTAACCCCGCCAGCGTTGGCGTGCTTGCGCCAAAGTTCCGTTTCAACCCCTTGGCTGGTTGCCTCAATGATAAAGAAGGAATAAATCATTGAAATCGGAAAGTCGGTTAAAAGGTGTACGTTCATAAGCATTGATTCGTAACAATAGGCAATATAAATTCGACGCAACTTTGCCCTATCAACCTTTGCAAGGTTTCGAAAGCCGCGACCTTCCAGCGTTTGCCTAAGTTGTGTCCCTGATAACTTGCGCACCTCGTAACCGTAGGAACGTGACCCGTATGCACTTTCGTCAATGGCTTTGTACTCAGCCTTCACGGGAAAGGTAAGGGTCGTAATTTTATGGACGTACACCGTGTCGCGCTGAATGAGTGGCACGAATGAGGTATAATTGTACTGGGTATTAATCGGGGAATAAATCAACCCGATGACAAAGGCTATTCCGATGCCAGCGGCTACCTGATACGGTAACCGCTTATTTTGTGGAACGTAGGTTTCTATGATTGGTTCTTTCATGGTTATTCGATTACTGGTTCAGCATAAAAATATCCACCGTCATACTCAATGCTTTCACTACCCGCTTCAGCAATTACGTTGCCGTCACAATCGCGAATAAGTCCACCGTAAACAAATTCGTCCTCGGGAAAATAATCCTCGCCTCGCATTCTTTCGTAAAACTTTTCAACGGCTTCACGCTTTGTAAAGGCTTCGATTTCATAGTTTAAGTCTTGGTATCTCTTGGCATTTCCAAAGTACATGACGGCATAAAGTGTGGTTTCCATGGTTGGTTTGTTTTTAATGATTATAAAATACAGTTGTCAGCAAAAGAATAATAAGATTCTTTTGTTAAAATAATATGGTCAATAACTTCTATTTGAAAAAATGAAGCAGCGTTTTTTATTTCTTTTGTAAGTTTAATATCAGCATCCGAAGGTTTTAAATTTCCTGACGGGTGATTGTGACACAATATTATTTTACTTGATAATGTTTTTAAAGCGGTTGACATTATTATTCTAATATCTGCTATTGCTCCTGTTATTGCCCCAATTCCTATAATTTGATGACAAAGAATGTTATTGGCATAATCTATATATATAGCAGCAAAAACTTCTTGGTATTCCATCCTATTTTCAAATTCTGGAATACTTTTACAGTAATCAACAGCGCTATGAGAATTTGATACTTTGCCAACTATTTTTTTAGAATACTGGACTTTTACTTCATTTACTTTCATGATTGGTTTGTTTTTGTTTTAATCAATATGTAAATTTAATTTAAAATATTTACATAAAAAAATATTTACAACATTATTTTAAAAAAAAATCCCGTACCAATGAGATACGGGACTAAATCAACCTAAATGTTATTGAAATGAAGCAATACTTATTTCTTTCTCAGGCACTTTAATACCGAGTTCCTTAAACTTTTTAATCGCTTCTTCCACGGTTGCAGCGTCGGTTATTATCCTTCCGCTTTTCCATTTGATTTCGTATTTCATGAGTACCATTTTTTTACAAGGTCAACAATAAAGTAAATGGCAAAAGCAAGGGTCAGGATACCACCAGCGGCTACAAAGATACTGGCTGCGTCCTTAATTAATTTTTCTCTTTCTCGTTCTGTAAGCATTGTTTTTCTTTTTGTTTTTGGCGATAGGCTTTCGCGTATGCTTTGATTCTATCGATGTTTTTTAAATAACTGCGGCGGTTTTCCTCTTTGCGTTTTGCCTTTTCTTCAGGCGTCTTATCGTGGTATTTCTGTTTCTTTTGTTCCAGATTCTTTAATCGTCGTTTTTCTTTTTGATATCGGGAAAGATTTTTGTAATAATTCCTCATATATTCCCGCCTTTTTTCTTTTTGTTCTTCGGTCATGGTTATTTAGTTTGCGTTTAAAAAATCTTTGTAAACATTGCTAATCTCTTTGCAAGTTTGCTCAATCAAAACAATAGCTTTTAACAAATCTTCCATTTCAAAGGTGTGGTTTAATTCATGACTTTCGCCCGTGAAAGATATACCGTTTTTTGTTCTTTTTGTCCCTAACCAGTTGATTTGACTTTCAGGGATTGTTTCGCCGTTGACAAACATTGCCAGCGCGTAGACTTTCATCTGAAGGCTATCTTTCAACGTGTCGATTGTCCAAGGTCTGCCTGAGGTTTTAAAGTCAATTACCCTGTTATTTGCTACGTCCCACGCGTCAATGAAACCAACTACTTGAATATCATTAATCGAAAGGCTTATTGGCTTCTCAGCCTCGCAACCTTTGAAGCTTTGAATCTTGTCAATGTAAAAATCTGGGAAGGTTTCCATGATTATACCATTTTTGATAAACGCTTCGGTATCCTCGGCAAAGCGCTTGCCAAAATCCATGTAAATCGATGGTTCTTCGGGAAGGTTTAAAAAGTAACGATTGATATACTTTTGGCGGTCACTGTACCAAAGGTTAATTTGGCTGACTGATATATATTTTTTGGGAAGGAGCATGGTTATCTTAATTTTATGGTTTTAAATAAATCAATTATACTTTTAATTGTTTCGTAAGATTCAATTTTAAAGCCATTTAAATCAATGTCATCTTCAAACCCAAAATCAACATTCCAATTATCGTTTATAATATCTTCATTTGGATTAGAACTAAACAACATTTTATTTTCTAATTCTAATTCATACCAAAAATAAATATTATTTATATCTACTGATTGTTCATCAATTATATTTGCGTTTTTGTCAACGTAAACTCTTTGGAATCCTAAGTCTATAAGTTGTTTTTCTGTCATTGTCTTTTGTTTTTGCGGCGCGGTAAAACCCCAGCCATGTTTCAGGCTGGGGAAAACACACCAAATTGATTAAAAAAACTTTCCGATTTGAATAAAGATTGTCGCCGCCGCTGGTTGTGCTTGCGCTGGCTCAAGTCCTGAGGCTTGCAACTGGTGAAAGATGTCAGCATATACCGAGGTCATAAACGTGGCTTTCTCGGTTATCTCATCGGGTGTTAGCTTACCGTTGTTTTTAGGGGCTACATTTGCCGTCTGCTGCACGTTTGCGCCTTCGGTAGGTGTTTGTGCCTTCTCAGGCATTTCGTTAGCCGTAATCATGTCAAATGCCACTTTGTAAGATTTTCCGTCGTGAATAATTGTCACGGCGTCGTCTTTCTTGAGCGCCTTCAATTTTTCATCGTCGGCTTTTCCGTAAACGCGTACCTCAGTACCGTTGTCTAATGTAATAACGGCGTTAATGGATGGTCCAAATTGACCCTCGAACACTTTGCCCGCCGTGTATTTAACTCGTCCTTTTAGAATATTCATTTCCCGTTTGTATTTGAAAATTTAGTGAATCGTACCACATTTGTTTCTTGTGGTCGCTTATTGTTTTCCAGTTTATTTCGTCGTCGTATTTTATCTTCTTCCCAGTACAAAAGTATTTTTCAAGTTCACCAACCCCACGTTGCCTCCACCATCTTTTCAGGTGAAGGGGTTCAACGATATGGTTAGGGCAAACGGTCAATGAGGCGTTCAACGCAAATTCTTGTATATTCATCTTGCTGCGGTTATTTGTTGACATTTAATAATCGCTTCTTTGCAACGGGCAATAATTTCAAGTCTTAGTTTGTTTATCCCAGTATCAAGCATTTTTTCTTCGTGGTATTCCAAGCTCTGTAATATCGTCTTAATCATCTCAATGTAATGGTCATGATTCGCTTCTTTATGAAACATTACATAAGTTTCAATCGTGCGCTGGGCGTAAATCCAAAATTCTAACACGGTTAAAAAATCGGCTCGCGCCTCATTCCTTAACCTTTCGTTTTCGCCTTCAAGGTATTTGATGCGTTCTTCATAATAACGGGTAAGACTGTTGTTCGTGAAAGTGCTTACAATGTTTTCCATTTTGGTTGTTTTTAAAGTGATTAATTATTTATTATTACCCAGTCCATTTCATTTTCCGCCACAAGCGGCATGAGGTTAAAACGGGTGATTGGTGGATACAATCGGCATTCGGGGTCAATGTCTTCTGGCTCAAATGTCCAGCCGTGTATTTCAATATTATCGTCCTCGTGATGAGGTTTATTTGCGCCATACAATCCAAAGCCGCTGGAGAAAATAACGTGTACAAAGTGATTGCGCTTTTTATCAAGGCAACATTTGACGGTGTATTTTGTAATCATGTTGGTTGGTTTTAAAAGTGGGCGGATTGGTTACCGCCCTGTTTTGTTAAACTAAATAATCTTTATTAACTGCCTCTTCGTATGAGTCAAATTCTAACTCTTCGCCTTTAATATCGTAAGATATAAACGAAGGTTCTTGACCAAAGCAACTGCAAATAACTATTCCGTTGGAAAGCAATAACCAAACATTGCCAGTCTGGGTATTGAACCCAACGTCTTCAATGTCATTCTTTCTAATCTCATAGTCACTATTGTAAGTGTCTAAAATAATTCGTAGGCTTTCTAAATCTGACCCGCCTAAAGTGTTTAAAAATTCTGTGATACTGTTCATCGTGGTTGGTTTTAAAAGCGGGCGGATTGGTTACCGCCCTATTGGTTTTAAATTGATACTATTTTATATCCAAAATGTTGAATATAAAAATCAAAAGTATTTCTGCCCATTCTTTGTAAACTGTTATTCTTAAACCAAAGGTATTTTTCCGTGCATCTTTCGACTACAACTTTTACTGGTTGGTTCATTTGTTCAGCAGATAGGTTTAATCTAATTTCTACTATTGAACCTTTTTTTAAATCTTGTGCGTTCATCGTGGTTGTTTTTAAAGTACCGCTTGTTTGTTTCGGTTCGTAAATTTAATTATAAATATTTACAAATAAAAATATTTACAACATTATTTAAAAAAAAAGTGAGGACTAATTTTGTCCTCACCCAAAGAAAACCAGATAGTATAAAGCACCAATGATTAATCTCTTAATAACACCTTGCGCCAGACGGCTAATTTAAACGCCAACGCTTTTGCCCGTGGAATGTTTCCTTCTTCAATCTTGCGCAAATGGTTCTTGCGGTCAATCAAATTATCGAAATCAGGCTTTAATTTCAATGCCAATTCCTTAGCCTCTTCCCAGATGCTTTCTTTTTCCCCGTCTTCCCAAACAATGTAACCACGCTTAACGCAAATGTCAAACCAAAAAATAGGAATGTCCTCGAGGTATGACGACTGAAAGTTTTTCAACTTATTATCAAAGTCCTTGTCGTATTCCTCAGCGACTTTTCCCAGCCTGTTCAATCGGTCTTCCTCTTCCTTCTTTGCCTGTATATCGGAATCCATCGCAAAATATATC